TGATAAAACGTCTTTCAATTTATCTTTTGTAGTTTCATTTATCTCATTAGCAAACTTAAAGGTTTTCTTGTCTATGAATTTTTTTACCCTGTTGGTCAAGGTAAAATCTTCAGCTCCGACCAGCTTAGCCGCTCTTTTACCCCGCCTCTCTGTTATGTTGGTGAAAATTGGAGTTGACACTTCAACAAAAATCCTGTCTTCTAAATCCCAATTTATAAGATCGTATTTTCCTTTTGTAAATGTCTTACCCGTAAACTGAGACTTCAATTCATCTTGTATTCTTTTCTCTTGGCTCTTTAAAAGCCTTCGGGTTAAAGCGGCAAATAGTTTTTCATCTCCGCTCAAAATCTTGTCGTGCTCTTCCCAATACTTTCGTTTCGCTTCCGGAGTAAATTCTTTTTTATGGCGAATGAAAAGACTCCTCAATTCTTCCTTTAACTGCATCTCCAATTTAAGTTTCCTCTTGCCAGCCAAAACTTTCTTTCTTAAAAATTCCTGCTCTTTTTCTTTTTTGTTTTTATAGTAATTTTTTGACTCTATCCCGCCAGTTTTAATCATTTTTTGTTCTGTTGCCCCGCCGGCTGGCGTTGAAGTAATAGGTAGATAGAAATCCCAACCTCCTTCTATTGGTGGTAACCCTTCCCTATCTCTAACTTCGTTTATCAAAAGCCAATTCATTCTCAATCCAATTTCGTATTCGTCCAGCAAAGATCTCCTGTCTTGTGGAGCCATTTTTTCAAAATCAAGGTAAAGATTGTCGCCATATTCAGGAACTAAAAATTCATTTAACCTCTCAATTATTCTTCTAACTTTTGGTTCAATAGTTTCTGAAAGAAAAGTGTAAATCTGGGCTTCGGCTTCGGCACGGTTCATTCCCTGCATTCCAATAATTGACTTCGGAACTCCGAACCCCGCCAAAATTTGCTGGGCGGAGTTTTCTTCTAACTGGGTGAATTGCATATCCTTCATACTGTCCGTGATTTTTTCTATTTTCACATCTTCGCCTTCCAGTATTCCAAAGGAGTGAGATTTTGAAATCCCACCATATTTCTTTTGCCAGTTCTTTCTAAATTCTTCCTTCTCCTCCGCACTCATTTTATTTTTGGTTAAAATAACAGTATCGGGAATGGCATTATTGTAAAAAAAATTCTTGTTCCATCTAATAGAGTAAACAAGGTTTTCCACTATTTCCATAATGGGAGCAACCGTCGGTAATCCATAAAAAGCACTCTTTGGATTCGGCTGTTTGAAATGAATAATATCCTCAGGAGCAAAATTTTGTTTTGTCCCATTTGGTAAAGTATATCTATATTCCTTTATTATCTTATCCGGATCTTCTATCACTTCTACCCGGTCTGGTCTCAACATCCAAAGTTCTAAAGGCTTTCTGCTATTTTTTCCTCTAGCTTTATACCAATAAGCATTTCCCAACAATTCAATATAAGTCTGCGTTATGTCCATCATTTCAAATTTGGTCGTAAAAGGATTCACTTGAGCCAATAAATCAAGTAAAGGGTGATTCTTCACTTCGTCAATCTTTTCTTTGCCGGGAGTTCCTAATATCTTGTAAAGTTTAAATTCGGCATTAGCCACTTTTTCAGCGATTTTTCTGATACAGGTAAAAACCAAAAAACACATCTCATAAGAGTCAAGATAATCCCTTTTTGTCGGTTGGTAAGCGGACTCCCCAAACCTCAAATTCCCTTGAAAAACCCAATAAGATTTTTTGACAAAGCTAGAAATCTTTTTGAAAAAATTATTCATTGAAAACAACTTTATTTACAAAAGAAATAATAAACTTCCTCATTTTTTCAACTGGAACCTCCGAGGAAAAACAAAAACTCATTTGTATTAGTTTAGATGATTTACCTGATTGAGGGTCTTTTATAAAAATCCACCTATTCAAATTAGGAGCTGGTAATAATTTTACTTCTGACATATTTTTATACATTAAAGCCAATCAAAAGCAACTTTCGTCTTGCCACTATCTTTTGGACAAAATGTCAACATCAAAGCATCAGCCACATCTGGTGAAACTAACCCTCTTTTCTTTATATCTTCTTTCGGCTCAATTTTCAACTGTCCTTTACCACCGGAGCCAAACTTGTATTTGATATTGGCCACCTCTAAAAAGTCATCATCTTTTGGCAAGGAAGCTGTTTTAATCCACTCCTTCAAAGACCAATAGGCTTCGGCTCGGATATTGAAAAACTGCTCCTCGTCAATTGCCCTTGCTCCAACGTTTACTCCATTAACATTCAACTCTTTTTCTTTCATTCTGTCAACCACGCCACCGCCAACCCCGATATCATCAATAAAAACATTTTCAGGCAAAATCGCTTCTTCGGTCATTATTCTCAAAACTCTGCCCACCGTTTGCATCGTGTCCTCTTTCACATATGATTCTTTCCTCAAAACCTTCTTACCCTGCCTGACAACAAAAGCTGTTCTGTCGTTTCCGAACCTTGCTACGTCAACCCCCAACGTTTTTTCGCCGGACAGCGAAACTTCTCTTGTAAAAGCTGCTTCCACTTCGGCGATTGAAATCAAAGTATCGACTTCCGACTTCGGGAATTGTCCTTTGACTTTTATCAGATAAAGATTGCTATCCTTCCCATATTTTTCTTCCATCTCTTTCGGATAGGTCAAAGACATCAAACCGGGTATCACTATTTCATTCTGCTTAATGTTCGGAATATCATTATCTTCAATATGGATTTTCTTTACGCCTTTTTCTTTAAACAAATTCGCAAACGAACCGTTGATTCGGTAGGGATTTCCCAAAGCTAATAACTGGGATTTTGTCGAAGTAAGCAAACCATCAATCGCTCCCCAAATCGCTTCGTCAATCCCCGAACCCTCATCAACTATAATCAATATCTTACCTGTTAGCGAGTGGAACCCAAGCATTCTTTCCGCCACCTCTGACGCCTGTCCCTCTTTTCTGGTAGCCAATCCAATAGCAAACCAATTATCACCAAAAGTTAATTTCGTTTCCAATAATTTCCCTCCGGGTATCATTAATTCAGTAATCTCCTCCATCCTATGATAAGCACCTTTAATTTCCCGCCACAAAATTTCCTTCACCTGTGTCCAAGAGGGAGCGGTTGTGATAACAAGGCTATCAGGATTTAAAATTAAATAAAGCAATCCAATTCTCGCTCCAATAAAACTTTTACCCGAATCGTGGCAACTACGAACTGCAGTTTTTTTATTTTTTTCTAAAAGAACTGATTCGGCAATTTCAATCTGTTTTTCCCAAATGCCATATTGGCACTTAAAGAAATACTTAATTCCCCACACGGGGTTCTCCGTCGCCGCCAGTATCACTTTTGTTATTTCTCCTTTGTTCAGCATCTTTCAAGGCGTTTTCCGCTTGGCGAACCAATTCCACAAACACAAGCGGTTTATCTTTAGCTCCCTGTAATTCCTCAATGTTGACTGGCAAACCAAGTTCAATCTGGATTCTCTTGTAAACATCTCTTACACTTTCCTGGTAGTTTCTGAAAAATATCAATTCTTCTACGCTAATCGGCTTTTCTAAATTTGCCTGTGCCATTCTTCCTAAAATTTCAAGATATTTGGAGTCTAAAGAAAAAAGTAATTTTTTATTTATCAACAAATCTTCTAATGAAATCTTTAACTTTTCAATCAACGCCTTGTCGACTTGCTTTTGAATGTTTTCCGCTCTTTTTCTTTTCCATTCTTTTTTATCTTCGGTCCAGCCTTTTGTTTGTCTCGCCATATTCCCATCTTCAGCCGTCTCCTTGCCTAGCGTCTGCCTGATAAAAGAAGCCACCTCTAAATGGTCAGAGTTAAAAAAATCTCGTTTTAAAGCATCCCAATCATATTTTTGTATGCCGTTTTCCATACTAATTTGCTTTGTTTTGATTAAGCCGAAGAAAGCCCCGCCTAATTTGTTTCAACCCCTTCCTTGCCCAATTAAGCGTTAGTTTTTCGGCTTAAAGCTCTACTATTGCCAGTATTAAGGAGATTTAGCCGCCTTTTCATATATTTCAATATACTGACCTGCTATCTTGCCGGCATCGTATTCCGTTAAAATCTTCTTATTGTTTTCCGTTATTTTAACATACAAACTCTCATCTTCAAAAACTCTGTTTGTTTGTTCGGCAATTTCTTCCGGTGTTTCTGCTTCTAAAAAGTTTTCTTCAACCCGAAACTCTGAATTATCAGAAAACCAACCTTTTCTTAAAATCGGCACCACTTCAAAGTTTATCGCTTCCAGTAAAGGATATTGCGTTCTATTCCCATCGCCTTGATTTTTTGACATATCTATTAAAACTTTCGCTGGCGAATAAATCTGGCTAATATCTCTTTGTTCAAAACCCTGCGTCCAATAAGATTCTAACTTTCCCTTACAATAATGCCAATAATAAATGGGGTTTTGATAACCGCTATAAAAATGAACTCTGCCCTTAATATTGGGTATAGCGTCTAAAATCAAATGTGTGAATTTATCAAAATCTATGCGGGAGGTGTTTATTGCCAAATTTTCCTTTTTAATGTTCAACTTTTCTTCTGGAAAATAAGGATGTTTGATCGCCCAACCTTGGAAATTGTATTTTTTTTCAAAGTAATTTTTCACCATTTCCCCAACGTAGAAGAAAGAAACATTGCCACGATTTTTCAAATACTTCATCGCAAACTTTTTATTTTTGTCTTCGGCGGGGTCGTGAATTGTAATAAATAATTTACCATCAAAATTCAAAAGCCGATAGAACTTCAATATCAAAAGCCCGTTTTTATCCATCTGATAAGGAAGATGAAAAAGATGGATTATATCAAATTGCTTCAAAAACTTTCGGCTGTTTTCTATGTTTCTATCGCCCACTCCAATCGGAACCATTGAAATGTTGTCTTCGCATTTTAACTTAATTGGATTCCCGGACAAATTACAATAACCGATAACAGCCAACCAATCGGTTTTAGTTAAATTAAATCCTTTATAAAGATGCCGAATATAAGAATGATAACCGCCAAAATCTTCCCATCGCAAGGTTAAAAATAAAACCTTTTTCATTGATTTTGAAAATTATTATTGACTTTGTAAATTATATTTCCTTCTTTATCCTTTCCGACCGGCTGTAGAAAATTTGCGAAATACAGATAAGGACAATAGCCAGCTTTCTTGGTGGTATTCCAAAGCGTTCTGATATAATCTTTTGCAGTTTGAATTTTCCTTTTTCTAAAATTATTTTTACTTCGGGCTATCCACACTTCGTTCCCCATAAAAACTTTA